AAAAACTTTATAGGTGATACTTCTAAAAACTTAGTATTTGAACAAAATACAGTACAAACTAGAAATAGATTCTTAAATGCAGTTAATCCGTTCTTAGAATCAATCCAACAAAGACAAGGTTTATTTGCCTTCCGAGTTGTAATGGACGAAACTAATAATACTGCTGAAGCAATAGATAGAAACCAATTGGTGGGACAAATATTTATCCAACCAACTAAAACAGCTGAATTTATAGTATTAGATTATACAATTCAACCCACAGGTGCTACTTTTAATGACTAAAAATTTAAGAATACTATATTTATAATAAAACAACACGACAATGGCAATATTAAGTTCAGCAGATATGTTCTATACGGCTTACGAACCTAAGCTACAAAATAGATTTATATTTTTTATAGACGGTATTCCTGCTTATTTGGTTAAATCCGCAGATAAACCAAAATACACCGCAGAAGAAGTAGTTCTTGACCACATTAACATTAAAAGAAAAGTTAAAGGTAAGTCTGACTGGTCTCCTATTTCTTGTACATTGTATGACCCTGTAACTCCTTCAGGGGGACAGGCAGTAATGGAATGGGTTCGTTTACACCATGAATCTGTAACTGGTAGAGATGGTTATTCTGACTTTTATAAAAAAGATGTTAGATTCCAAACATTAGGTCCTGTTGGCGATGTTGTTGAAGAATGGATTTGTAAAGGAGCTTATGTTACTAATGCTGAATTTGGAAGTGGTGATTGGACTTCATCCTCACCTATGGAAATTAGCTTAACAATTGCAATGGATTATGCAATCTTAAACTACTAAGATTCTTAACATAAATAAATTAAGAGGTGCGCAAGCACCTCTTTTTTTTACATATGTATATGCAAACATATAAAGTTGTAACAAATGGAAAATAAATCAATATTCCCTACTGAGGAAGTTACTTTACCTTCACAAGGATTAATTTATCCCCCTGATAATCCCTTATCTAAAGGTGTTCTTGAAATGAAATATATGACTGCTAAAGAAGAAGATATTCTTACTAATAGCAGCTATATAAATAATGGCACTGTAATAGATAAACTATTGCAGTCTTTAATAGTTACTCCAATTAATTATAATGATTTAATTGTAGGTGATAAAAATGCTATAATGATAGCAGCAAGAGTTTTAGGATATGGTAAAGAATATGAATTTACTTATAATGAAGAATCACATACTGTAGATCTTACTAAAGTTGAAGATAAACTTTTAAAAGAAGAACATATACCCGAAAAAGGTAAAAATGAATTTGAGTTTACCCTTCCTACTATTCAAAAAACTATTACATTTAAATTTTTAACTCACGGGGATGAAAATAAAATAGCTTCAGAATTAAAAGGTATAAAAAAAGCTAAAAAAGAATCCCCTGAACTTACTACTAGATTAAAATATACTATCTTATCTATAGATGGTGATTATGAAAGAAAAACAGTTAGAGAATTTGTAGACAATAGTTTATTAGCAAGAGATGCAAGGGCTTTAAGAGGTTACATCAAAGAAATACAGCCTGATGTTGATTTATCCTTTGATCTTGAAACTGAAGCTGGAAGCGTGAAAGGCGTTAAGGTCCCTATTGGGATCAACTTTTTTTGGCCTGACGCCGGAGTATAAATTCCAAGTTTATCAAGAAGTACATGACCTAGTATATTATGGGAATGGAGGCTTTATATATTCTGAAGTATATCAAATGCCTATTCACCTAAGAAGGTACCATATACGTAAAATAGATGGTTTACATAAACAACAAAATGAAGAAATAGAAAAGGCTAGAAGAGGAAATAATTCTTCTCCTAATGTTCCTAAATCACCAAATTTCAATAAAAAGTAATTTTTTTATATTTATATAAGACCCACTATTTTTAATAAAATGGCAGAAGAAGATAATATAAAAAAAAGTAAGTTTGAGATAGAAGAAGCAAATGCCAAACTCCAAGAAGGTCTTGGTGATTTAGCTAAAATTCTAGGGCAAGCAGCCAAATTATCTAGAAACTTAGCAAAAAATATGGGTGATGCTTCAACTGAGAGTGCTAACACAGTAGCTAACGCTGTTGATTTAACCGATGCTTTTGATAGTTCTAATAATCTTATAGAACAAATAAATAAAAAATCAAAAACCCTCGGTGGATTATTAAATGCAGGTAAGGGTGCAGCATTAGCATTTGCTACTCAAATAATGAATGCTGATAAAAGCACTACTGAATTAGCTAGAGGGTTAAATTTAAGTAAGGCGGAATCTATAGAATTATCTAAAGGATTTGCTGCTGCTGCTTTAAATTCAAACGATATAGCTATTAATAGCCAAAGAATAGTTAAAGCAAATACTGAACTTAATAAACAACTAGGAACAGCCTTTAGATTTAGTAGTGAAACTTTAAAAACATTTTCTAAATTAACAGAAATTGTAGGAATTTCAGCCGAATCTGCTGCTAGTTTAGCTTTTCAGGCACAAAGATCTAGTAAAACTTTTAGAGAAATTGAAGAAGATACTCTGGCAGCTTCTTTTAGTTTACAAAAACAGTCGGGAGTACAATTAAATTTAAAAAAAATACTAGAAGATACTGGTAAAGTTACAGGACAAGTAAGATCTAATTTAGGAGCTAACCCAGCAGCTATAGCTAAAGCAGTTACTGCTGCTAAGTTGTTTGGTGCAGAATTAGATGATATTGTTACAAGTTCTAAAGCATTGCTTGATTTTGAAAGTAGTATTGAGAATGAATTAAAAGCCGAATTAATAACTGGTAAACAACTTAATTTAGAAAGAGCAAGAGCTTTATCTTTAGCGGGTGATCAGGAAGGTCTCGCAAATGAATTAGCTAATCAAGCAGGTAATTTTAGTGAATTTTCTAAATTAAATGTTCTTCAACAAAATGAATTAGCTGCTGCTTTTGGTATGTCATCAGATAAATTATCTGATATACTCTTTAAACAAGAAACCCAAAATATGAATGCTAAAGAGTTAAGAGCTCTTGGTAAAAATGAATTAGCAGATAGATTAGAACAATTAGATACACAAGATAAAATAAATCTTGCTCAAGAAAAATTTCAAACAGTCTTAGCAGATGTAGGTTTAGCTGTATTACCTTTAGTAGAAGGATTTGGTAATGTAGTAGAATTTTTAGCACAATCTAAGGGTTTAGTTATTGGTTTAACTTCATTATTTATAGGTTTAGCTGCAGCCCAAAAAACACTCGCAATATTATCGTTATTACAAGCAACAGGTGTTATTTTTGCTGAAAATGCTAAAGCAGGTCCTATTATAGGTACTATAGCAGCGGTCGCAGGTATTGCGGCATTAGCCGCTTCTGCGGCAGCTGCATACACTTATGTAGAAGATGGTATTGCACCCCCAGGAGGTGGTCCTTTTAAAATTACGGATAAATTTGGAGCTACTGCAGTTACAGCTGCTGGAGATGGTATTGCGGTATCACCTAATATTAGTAAAGGTCCTACAGCTTCTTCACAACCTATAGTAATTCAAAATAATTGGGACGCATTTGCAGCTTCTAATGGTAATGGTCGTAGAGGATTAGCAGGTACCCAACGTCTCCAGGCAAGTCCTACATTTGCTTAATATTTATAATAAAACAACACAATCATGGCAATTAAAAATTTAGAATCAATTTATGACTTAGTAGGATCTTTTGGAATAGCAGGTGGTGGACCTGTTAATGATATGGAAAATCAAACAGGCCCCAATTTTCCTATTATAGGAGGCAGCCTTACTAGTCTTGAAAGAGGTGCTTACCCATTTAGTATCCCTTCTAATTCCCCTCTCCATGCAGGACCAGGCGCTGATCAAGCGGGTAGATCCTTATTGGGCCCTAATTACCAATTTGCTTATGGTGGATCTGCTTTTTCTGCCCCTGCATCCTTTACAGATCAGGATTTGGATTTAGAAGGAATAACACCACCGCTTTACAAAAATACAGGTCCCGAAGAAGGATTTTACGGCTATTAATATGTTCTATGGCAATTCAATTAAAAAATCTTTTACTTGATGCTGAAGAGGGGTCATTTACTATAAATCACCCTGACGGAACAACTTCTACTAAACCTTTTAAACAAAGATCTTTTACATATGGAGATAGTACTCTTACTAACCCCCCATTAATAGTAAAAGATTTTGATGGTAATCCGTTACCTGGGGTAGAGGATTCTACTACAAATCCTACTTTAGAATTAGTAGGAGAAGTTACTGATAACTTTGTTAGAGGAGGGGCAGTAACATTAGCTCAAAGAGCAGTCACTGATGTAGAAAGATTAGGTAAAGTTTTAATTAGCCCTAATGGATTAGCATGGTCTGCAGCTCAGTTAGCTTTAACTGCTACTAACCCCCAAAATTTAACATCACCACGAAACAGATTAACACTTCCTGTTAATACACTATTAACAGCAGGAACGGGGGTGGCAGGTGTAAGATTTAGAAAAGATGGTTTACTAGATATAAAGTTTGAATCAGGATTTAATTATGACCCATCTAGAGGAGGCGCTAAATATGAAATTAAAGCTATAGAAGAAGAAAAATTTTTAAACCCTTCGGACCACACTTTAAAGGGATTGTATAATCGTTTTATACTTAGTAGTCCTGTAAGAGAAGACTTAATTAAATCATATAATGGGGGAGCACATTCTCTTTTTGGTATAGGAAAAACTGAAATAAAAAGATATAAAAGTAACCCATTTAATGATATAGGGGATAATGGGGGTTATTTACCACAATTTAATCTTGGTTTATATGAGTTAAGGCAAGGTAAAACTCCTAAAATTGAACATAATGACTATAGAAATTTTGGAGGAGAAATTGATGGTAATCCTATAGCACCCCCTATCCCTAATGAAAAAACAAGAATCAACCTGTATAAATTAGGCAACCCTGGATCTAAAAGAACAGAACCTAACCCAAATATATACGATATAAGAACAGGTGACAAAATATCTGCTGCTAGTATTTTTAAAAGATCTAGCCCAGATGAATCTTTTGAAGGAATATTTAAAGATTACATCAAATTCAGGATAGCTGTAGTTAATACAGAAAATCCTTTAGAAGATAATGTAATTCTTTTTAGAGCTATGTTAAATAGTATAAATGATAACTTTTCAGCAAATTGGAATAGTTACAAATATAATGGCAGAGCCGAAGAATTTTACACTTATTCAGGTTTTAATAGAGGGATAGATTTTAGCTTTAAAATTCATGCACAATCTAAAGCCGAACAAAAGCCCCTATGGCGTAAATTAAATTATTTAGTAGCTCAAACAGCCCCCGAATACAAAAATAGAAGAATGAGGGGTGTATTTTCTAGATTAACTATTC